GATGCGAATGCCCTCTAGCTGTTCTTCACTCAGCGTCGCAGCGAGTGAGCGAATCTTGGCATTCTTGGCTTCTTCTTTAGCTTTTAGACCCGCAGCTTCCATCTCCTTGATGCTCGGCCACGGCTTATCTGTTGTCGGATCCAGCGCCCTCTTAGGCGTTACCAAACCCAACGCACTTCTCATTGTGTCCATTCGGTCATAAGGATTCGACGCCATCACTGTTCTCCTGGGAACTTAGTCCCAATGTCTTGAGCAGCGTGGGACTTACGGCCAAGCTTGACTGCGCTGCCAGCTTTTGCCGGGTCTTTACGGAATCTTGAGGCCAGCATCTCTGCTGTAGACCCAACCTGCTGTACCTGTTCCGGGGTCGAGCCTGCGGCTCCCATACCAGCGCCAGCTATGCCGCCAGCGATTGCTCCATACCCTGCAGCAACAGGCACAGTGAGTGGCGCTAACGGGCCACCAGACATACCAAGGGCAGCACCCGTTAGAGCGCCCGATAATGCGCCGGACGCAGCACCTCCAGCGGTTCTCTTGGCTGTATCACCAGTAGGGTCACCAGGCGTCACAAGCTGGTCTGCTGCTGCCTGACGAGCGGCCGCCATGCCGCCGGGTGTATAGGAAAACTCTTTGACCCCTTGAGGGGTTTTGACACGAGGCATTAGGGTTCCCCTAAAATGTCAGCCGGTGTGAGCGACGGATCCTCCTCCTCGTATGGGAAATGAATCCTACGCTCCAGCCGGTATCGTTTGTACGCCACCACCACAGAGAACGCCTGGGCAAGCGCCAGTGCCACAAGGGCAACAGCAACCCACCCAAGCGCCTCCATGCTGCTAAGGCAGACCTGGGAAGTCGAAACCGACCAAGGCACCCTGGCAGTTCGGCATGATGCAGATGGTGTTGTAGTACCAACTCACATGGCCCTGGTAGGCGTCAGTGCCTAACGGGGAACGCGAGAGCACGTTACCATCAATGTCCTCAATATCCGCACCCTTGAGCTGAGCAAGCTTCCAGGCTTTGGTGTTGAGGAACAAAATCAAACCGCGACCGCACATGCGATCCGTCATCATGGTGATGCCGTTGTAAGAAATCGACCCAACGCCCACGTCTCCATGCCGAGCCTTAGTGGTTTCGGTCTGAAGGGTGTTTGCGTTCGAGATCAACGAGACATACGACTGACGAGTAGTCGGACGCATGACCAGAAGATCGGTCGGCTTCCCGGCAAACGGGAACTCCTGCAGTTCGGTAAGAACAGCTTCCATCCGTGCCTGTGCAAGCGGCGTTGCCGTGCAAGGAGCGGCCAGGTTGTTCTGGCGAATGCAAGCACGCAGATGCTGCTTACCAGGCAACGAAACGACAGGGGCGTTGACGCCCGAATCATTACGCATGATGCCAAAGTGATTCTGCTGTGCCAGGTTGCCATAGACACCGATTGGCTCCAGCGGAATCTGCGGCTTGTTGCCCGCAGTGTTGTTCAACACAACAGCAAGCGGAACGCCTTCGGCAATCGGCGTTTCACCACCAGCAGTCATAGCTGCGTTAGTGAAGTTAAATGCCTGGCCGAAACGCACCGTCATGTTGCCTGCTGCTTCACGGTAAACAGCGACGGAAGGGACATTGTAGGCAGCACCGACATCTTGGATCTCATAGTTATCCAAGCGGATGAGATTGCACTGTGCCGGAAGACCACCACCGCCACCAGGGACGACGGGGATTTCCTCGACGTTGCCAAAGAACTCGACTTCGGTAGTATCTGCAACGATAGCAGCACGCACGGTAATAAAACCGACGCAACCACCACCGACGTACAGAGCACGCGAGGCGTCATTCTTCACATCATCGACGGCACCGTCCATCTCACTCTCAAGCGCCTGAACGAAGGAGCCGACCTTGTTCTTGGCGGAAGCCAAAAGCGGGCCGGACAACTCGAAGGATCCGTAGAGCAGATTCGCGGTAATGTTGAGGTTGACCTTCTCCTGAAAGGAGGCGGTAGGGAGAGCGACGCCCTCGGCACGATACCCGACATTGCCGACGCCACGTCCCACCTTGACGGCAAAGACAGCCTGGCGGCCGGTCCAATCGAGTACCATGCGCTGGAAACGCGCAAGAAGAGGAATCTCACGATCAATAGCGTCGTGAAGCCCCCCTGTGTCGTAGAAATCCTTTAGGATTCTAGTATAATCACCAATAGTCGCCATGACTATCTCCTAGACACGATCAGCCGCCCCCAATGATTTGGTAGGCACGCTTTCTCGCGTCGTCACGAGTAAATGTTTTATCTGCCTGCCTGCTTGCGTCGGATGTCGCAGCTCCTCGGCTACTCAATCTTGGCGGGGCAACAGACGGTTGACGTGTGGACGCCTCTTGGTGTTGAGCGACTGCGCTTTGCTGGACTTCCGAAACAAAGGCCGAGTAATACTCAGCCATTTCCCCAATATTTGCATTCCCATTGAGACGAACGGCATCGATAAGCTGTGATCGCAGCCACGTTCCGTCAACCCCTGGATGGGCGGTAAGTGCCTCTTGAATCTCGTGTTCAAGCTGCCCCTTGACCTGCTCGATGACTTGGGCTTCCCGGTATTGGTCAAACTCTGCACGCAGGTTCGCCAAATCAGGACTATTGGCCGCGTTAGCAACCGGATCGCCATATTCATCGAAATATTGGGACTGTTCGTACTCCTGCTGGCGCTGTTCTTGGTGCTGGGGTTGCTGCATTTGCTGCATATTCCCCTCAAGCGCCGCAAACCGCTCCTGAAGCTCCCGAAAACTTTCGGTTGCCTCATTACGCTGTCGTACCAAATCGGAGATCCGTCGTTGGGCACCTGATTGGCGTCCCTCATTGGATGTGGTGTCCTCAACGTCCGTTGATTCTGCTCCAGCGGCGACCGGTTCCGCTTCTTGACGGTCTTCTACCTGCTCCCCCCCCTCTTCGGAGGTGGATTCGGTGGATTCTGAAGCTTCCTCTTGGGAAGTATCTCCGAGACTTTCGAGCCTGGCGACCAGCTCTTGGCGTTGTTCTTCGTCTAACACCGTTTTCGCCTTTCCCAGGGACTAACGCGCCCTGAAACGAGATGTCGGCTAGAGTAAATCCGAGAGAGTAACACGTTTCATCTTCCATTCTGGCGGATCGGCAAAATCACTGAAGCTTGCGCTACTAAATGCCTTACCAGAGGCGATTTCCCATGCTATTTTCTCCTGAACATTCGCTGGCCGTCTACTTTTTGACGGTTCTACCGTCAGTTCTGCTACCTGATCCATACCCATCAATGCAAGCCCATGTGCGATCACCATATCATCGTGTTTTCCCGATTCTGCAGCGATTCTTCCACGAGCATCGTAGATCATTGAGTTACATTCTTTCATCATTCTAGGGCATTTTATATCGATCCACTTGCGTGTGATGTGCTCATATAACCGGTTTAGCAACTCATTTCGACTTGACTGACCGGTATTGAACCCAAGTTTGCGTGACCATGTTTTCGTTACTCGATCTTGGTGCATACGCGTATACAGATGCTCATGCCCAACGGCTTTCAACTCCTCAAAGATGACGTTTGCCCATGAGTAGTTTGTTTCAACAACACACATAGCGTTGTACTTTCTGGCGTACTCCGAAACCACCTGCCGGAAATCTGACGGTGATATATGGGCGTAATAGGTTGCGACCGTCGTAATGTCTCCCGGCCCAAGAGACTGGCTCTCGCTCAGTTTAGTTTTCCTTGTAACGTCTAGGATAGAAAACGCTGAGTAATCGCCACCTGGAGAACCGGAAGCTGTGTCCACACCCATGGAATAGACCCGATAGGGCGCAGGCTCGGCATAAATCTCGATGCCCTCTTCCACGCGCCCACGCACAGGGAAGGTATCTGGCAGCCATCTGGATCCGCTGGTCACAAAGGCCAGCTCAGGATTGGCTGGGTATTCCTGATTGAAGATATGCCAGGAGTTACCGCAGTTCTTCCGCTTCATGCGGACCATCCAATTAAACTGCTCATCGTCGAGATCAAAGCGTTCTTTATAGAGCCGCTCGTCTTCGTTGATGTCATCAAAATAGGCCCGTTGTGCTCTGTACTCAGGGTCATCTTTCCAGCACAAAAACAGCTTCTGCCAGCCGTTGTTATCGTGCCAGAAGTCGTATGCCTCGTTTAGGCCGTTGGCCGTGCCCTCCATGACAATGCGTGCATGGTTGCCACCGGTATTGAAGTTAGCAGCGATGGCCTCACCGAGCTGCCCCCATTGCGGGAACTCTGATCCATGAATCAAATCGGCGTCTGTTCCACGGGCGCTTTCGGACGATGCAGACACCACACGCAGCCACGAGCCGTTCTCTAGGAGAATCTCTTCAAGGTTGGACTGGATGATGGGGTGGGTCATCTCACGCGGCAAGGATTTGAAGAACCGCTTGTAGATTTTGAAGATGTTGCGCGCCGAGCGGTCAGTGTGTGCCAGCACCAGGACACGAGTGTTGGGGCGGAAGTTCGCCATCCAGGTAAACCAAGCCGAAATGACGGTCGAGGAGCCCATCTTGCGCCCTTTGAGCACGCAGACATCGCTGTGTTTTTCGCACATATCGATTAGTTTTTTTTGGACAGGCTTCAAATGAAGCTTACGCTCCTTGCCGCGCATATCGATGATTTTGAGCCATCGCTTGGCAAAGTATTCAAAGTCGTCGCGGCAACGCTTTACTTCGGCTAAGGCATCACCGTTCATCGTTAGCGATTAGCTCCAGCACGATTTTTAGGTTCCCCTCGACGTTGGATAGTGCCTTCTCACAACTATCGAGTTTATTAGCGATTCCCTGGATAACCTCAACGCGCTCTTCATTGTAGGTGGTAATAACCTTATCGTACCTGTCTCTTAGAGACGTTTCTCGGTCTATATGGCCCTTAGCCTGCTCACGCAATTGCTCCTGGAAACTGTCAGTCAACTTGTCCATGCGCTGGCTCATTTTGATGTAGAGCCAAAAAATAGCACCGGATGCCAACCCGAGAGCACCAAAGTCCGCTAACATCTGTAATACTTGCGAGGACTCCATTATTCACTATCAAGCTCGTCCAACAACTCACTCAGCTTGACGGGCTTTGCTGCCGTCGCCTGAGAAGCCTTGGGTGAAACCAAACCATAAATCTTTGAGTTCTCGTTTACCAAGTTACGCAGCAGCTCCGAGCAGATCTTCACGCTCATTGCATACTTGAAAGCGTCAGGGTGTGGCTCTTGTTCAACCCGGTCAAACGCCTCTTTCACCATGGCATGAAGATTGTCTGCCAGACCACGTTGCCTGGAAATAACCGTGCCAAGATGAGCCTCAAGTTCTTCAAGTGCCTCAAGCTCCCGAGACTCGATCACTTCCTTGGCGCGCTCATACAAAGCCTCAGCCTTTGCCGTGTCGCTACGGGTCCAGCCTTCTTCCTCTTTACGGCGATAAAGCGTCGCTCGGCTGACGCCATGCTTCTTTGCTGCCGTCGTCATTTTGACGCCAGACTCCCACTCGGCGCGGGCCCAAGCAATGCGCTGTGCCAGCGGGATTTGTGTTATATTTTTTTGCTTATTTAGTGCCATGAGACTCTAACCTCCTAGGCTCTTTTACATCCAGTGAAACCATCTCCGCAAGAAGACGGCCAGCAAGCTTCTTACGCTCATATTGTTTTGTTTTCTGGTTTAGCATTTTATGCCCATCGCCCAAAAAGGCGGTCACAATGTCAGCGATCTTTACTAAATCACTGGCCTTCTCATGGTCCGGGGGCGCAAATGCCTGCAGATCCTTCAGCGTCTTCTCAGCAACAACGCGCCACCCGCGCACGCTAGGCGTATAGGACTCAGGCGAAAACTCCCCCAACTCTTTTAACGAACGCTCCAAAAAGTGGATGGCGATTGCGTGAGTAGCGCACAAGCTCTGGTCCTGCGGTAGCGCAGTTTCCTCGTGGTGCAGCCACACGGCGTCCAGGCTGTTCTTGATCTCCAGCAACGCATTCCCAGCAATCGCCTCCTGAACAAACGCAGGCGGAGCAACAACAAAACCAGGAGGTGCTTCATCCTCCGGCCCAAGCACTTCAACATCAACAACCTCCGGCTCAAGTTCAGACATACTTCTAGCTCCTACAGTTAGCTTACGCCCCTACTCACACAAACTGAAAGCGTTGGGAATGAGACAGTTTGCGTAAGTACCTATCATGGCGCGGGGCAGGTTGGGGGGGGCCGGCGGCGGGAACGCTCATAACGGCGTTTGGGTGGGGGCGCTCACTCAAGCCTGCGCGCTGCGGACCGCGTGCGGATCTGCGCGCAGTCCGACGGCTTCGGCTTGGGCTTGCGGCTCAGCGAGACGGGGCGGCGGGGGCATGCGGACCGTGCGCGGATCCGTGCGCAGTCCGGGGCTTGCCCTAGCCCCCCATCCCCACCGGGCAAGGGGTGGCGGCGGGCCGCAGCTCACCAATACGCGCCCGCGCCTTTCATCGCTGCGGCTTGTCGCTCAGTGTCCAGGTCAGTTTCTTTTGAAGGTATGGGCGCTGAGGAGCTGCAGCCGGTTGCGCCGCGCATACGTTTTACCCTTAGCCCTTGCCCACAATAGGGACTGCAACGCTAGTCCCGACGGGTTGACAGCCACCGGGGCCGCGTCCCTCGCGTGCGTGCGCGTGCGAATTGCGCCGCCGTCGCTGAGCGCCCGTTTTCGGCGCTGAGATAAGCTTACATAATCCGAGCGCGAGCGCATGACGCGCGTACCCGCGCACGAGGCGAACCAGGTAAACGCCCCTACTCAGAAACTGAATTGTAAAAGTTTGCTGCCAACCTGCGGGGAAGGGTTGACAAGCCCGCCGCCGCCGATAGCCTCGCACTCGGAGAGAGCGGGGCGAAGTTGGAACCAGAGCCCCACCCATATCAACACGCCGAAAGGCACGAAAGGAACCCGATGAAACTCCACCCTTTGACTCATAGCACGGCGCTCTGCACTGACCTGCACGCCCCCCACAACCCCTGCAGCTTCCGCGAACTTGAGGCGCTCAGCGCGCAAGCCGTGAACCTGCACACGCCGCCCGCAGACGGCTTGTCCATAGTGACTGAGGCGCAGCTGATAGAATGGGGCACGCTATGATCGTCTCAGTCTATCGCAACCTCCACGGCGGCAAGGCTTGGAACTGCCATGAGTGGACCGTTCGCAAGAGCACCCTCAAGCGTGACCGCAGCAACGGCGCAAAGATTGCCAAGGTGCTGCCCACTCAGCAGCTGCTCTTGCTCAACGCTCAGGCTTGCTACGGCGCAGAGGAAAAGGGCGTGCGAGCCGGCAAGGGGCGCGCCGTCTTTGCGTGGTTCCGCGGCGAGTGGGTAGCACCCTCGGCGGTTAGCTATCGCAAGGGGCGGCGACTTGGAATGCGCCCCGATGCAGGCGAGTTCCGGTTCTGCTACGCCGACAACCGCGAGCTATGCCCGGCGCAGATGCCCGGCGTGCTTTTCACCGGCTCAGGCGCGTTCGCTGTAGAGCTTGCCTAATGCACGCCCTCGACCACTACACCGGCGCAGAGATATACCCGGAGGGCCACCCGTGGCGCTACTGCGAGCACTGCGGCGAGGACTTCGAAGGCGATAGCCTTTGGAGCGACGACACGCCCACGTTTTACTGCATTGTTCTAGGCGAGCGCGAGTGGAGCGAGGGCAACGCCGACGACTTGCACGCCGGCATTCGGGGCTGTTGCCTTGAGATGGAGCTATCAATAAACCTCAACGGCTACGGCAGCAGCTATGAGGACTGCTTCGGGTTCACGCCCGAGCAAGCCTTGGGCGTTTTCACCGGTCGCCCCGTGCGCCGGGCGTGGCAAGACGCTGAAAACTGCGTGGTAGTTTTCACCCTCGACACCCTAGACCCTACTGCTGGAGCGGAAAGCGTGGACCAGCACGGGCGGCGCTCAGCCTCAAGCCCGCCCGGCTGGCAACGGCAAGTTTTCGCAGCT